AGAAAAGCCGGATTCACAGGATCTGTTTATTTAATGCCAGTAGGTGGTGTATATGATCAATATATGATGAATAGTGATAAAGTTGCAGAACTTGCAATGAAAAAAGGATATAGATACAGTCCAAGATTACAAGTAGATATTTGGCGTAATGCCTGGGGAACATAATTGAAACAATTAGAAAACGGATGGCACTTGCCTGATATAGATCAAACTATGACCAGAAAAATTATTGGTGATGATGATATTACTAACAGCAATTATGAAATACATATTCGTAGTGCAATATTAGATTACATTCCAATAAGAAATACTTTTATAGACGTGGGTGCTAATGTAGGTGTATGGTCGCTTAACATGCATAAACATTTTGATCGCGTTGTTGCTTACGAACCAAGCCCTATGAACATTGAATGTTTTGAAGCAAACCTTGATAGTTTACAACACGGAGCAAACGTAGAGCTAAGAACTAAAGCGGTTGGTGATACTAATACCGAAGTTAGTTTTAGAGATAGCGGAAAAAACTGCGGTAATAATAAAATAATAGAAGAAGAAACAGATAACTCATATAAAGTTACACAGGTAACGCTTGATGATGACCTTAATGAAAACGTTTCTTTAATTAAAATAGACGTACAAGGTTATGAATTGCAGACAATAAAAGGTGCTATAGAAACTATAGAAAAGAATAAATCCTGGGTAGCACACGAAGTTAACCAAGATGTAGACATAATTTGTGTAATTATGGAAAAACTTGGTTATGAAATGATTAGAGTTAGTAGTAAACGTATGTTTATTTGGGCACCAACAACAGGGCACATGGCACCGTCAGGAAATGATACTGCTCGTGTATTTGGTAGATCATTAGGACCTGGTCCTTATGCCGAAAAATATGGGCTAGGACCTCGCTTATCTCGTGTCAAGAGCTAAATATTACTTTATAGGATAAATCAAAATGGACTTGATGCCTCTAATATCTCCATATCCCCAATACTACCATGATATGATTATAGATCATAATAAAAAGCCACGTTACTATGGATCAATGACCGACTACGAACACACGTTAGAAAGTTATAATCCTTTATGTGGCGACAAAATAAGCGTATATCTAAAAGCCAAAGACGGCATCATTACTGATTTAACTTTTCAAGGTGAAGGTTGTGCAATAAGTATTGCCAGTGCCAGCATGATGATAGAAACCATACATAATGTCACTCCATTTGTAATAGATGCACAAAAATTATTAAGAAGATTTGTTGAAACAATGAGAGCTGATGACGATTCACACGATGAAAAATTAAAAATAGATAGTACATCTAAAAGTTTAAGTCCATCAAGATTATTAACCTTAACAGGTGTACGACAATATCCAGGGCGTATTAAATGTGCCACTATGTGTTGTCATACATTGAATGAAGTATTCAACCGCATTAGTGGTGCGAATATAGACATCAAAGGAGATTGAACATGGAAGGAAAACGAATCCCCGATACTGTTTTTTGTATGCGAATACCAGAGCCTTGGCGTTGGTTTCCAATGTATTCAAAATCTGTATTTGACAAACAACGAGTACTAGTATTTTCACTGCCTGGAGCATTTACTCCCACATGTAATAATTACCAATTACCGGAATTTGATTTACATTTTGATGAAATTGCACAATTAAATATCGATGCCATTTATTGTATATCAGTTAACGATTGGTTTACAATGAGAGCCTGGTTTAAAAAACTTGATATTAAAAGGGTTGACTTTTTACCAGATGGTAATGGAGACTTTACACGACGAATGGGTATGCTTATGAGCAAACATAATTGTGGAATGGGTATGCGTAGTTGGCGTTATGCTATGGTTATTAACAATGGTATAATTGAAAAAATGTTTGTAGAGGCAAATAAAGAGGATAATAGTGTAGAAGATCCATATAAAGCAACAACACCAAAAGAAATAATAGAATATCTCGAAAGAAGGGCTGTTGAAGATACAATTGGTGCTGAAGTTAGAGAAGCGGCCAATTCTGGATACGACGCATATTAGACCAAAACCGTTGACTTTTTTTGCCGCCTATGTTAATATTACTTAAATATGAACTCAAGGCGGCTTTACACAATTCTATAAAGCTCACTAACTAAACCTTAATAAGAAGCGTAGGGCCGCCTTAACTAACAAGAGATTACTATGTTTGAAAAATTAAAGCAAAAATTAAGTAATTTAACCAAAAAAACTAATACCAAAACAGCTAAGGCAAAGAAAAAATCTCCACTTGAAATAGCAAATGATAACAATGAACCTTATGTAGAAGTATTAGGTCTAGATATGGATCGTGATAATTTAGCACAAGGATCTTTTGAACTAGAATGGAATGATAAATTTGTAACAAATTTAATACGGGCTGGATTTAAAGGTAAAACAGATGCTGATATTGTTGATCAATGGTTTCAGACTATCTGTAAAAATATAGCTATGGAAAGTTATGAGCAAGAACAAGCTGACCCAGACAAAAGAAAAAGCAATAAAAAAGACCTTGGTGATGGCTACACCGAGGTTAGTTAATGAGCTGGTTAATAGTTAACGGAGATAGTCATACAGCCGGTGCAGAAGCAGTTAACCCATGTGCTTTTGCAGAAGACGATTCCGAATATACACATTTAAAAAGAACACCACACCCAGACAATTTAGAAGTTAGTTGGGGATATCAATTATCAAAACTGCTAAACTATCAATTCCATTGCCTTGCAGAAAGTGCATCTAGCAATACAAGAATCTTACGCACAACTAGACAATTTTTAAAAGACTCTGTACCAACAATAGCACCATCACAACTATTAATTATAATTGGTTGGTCTACTTGGGAAAGAGAAGAATGGTTAATCGATGATGAGTACTATCAAGTAAACGCAAGTGGTATAGATGATGTTCCAGATGAGTGGAAAGAAAGATATAGAAATTATATATTAGATGTTGATTGGTATAAAGTAACTAAAGAAATGCATAAAAAAATATGGGATTTTCATTGTGAACTTGAAGACCAAAACATTAAACATTTATTCTTTAATGGTAATAATACATTTGAAAGTATACAAAATAAAAAGGATTGGGGAACATCTTATTATGCTCCATACCTGCATGACGCTACATTTCATGACATGCTAGAACAAAATGGTAATACTACTATAGGTGATGGTTGGCATTTTGGGCCTGATGCACATTTAGAGTTTGCAAAGTTTTTACAAGAATATTTACTTGACAATAACATAGCAAAATAGTATAATAATTATATGAAATACCTACTTGTAGATACCGCAAATACTTTCTTTCGTGCTAGACATTCGGCTAGTAGACAAGCTGATACATGGGACAGATTGGGTTTCGCAATACACGTCACTTTGGCGAGCATAAATAAGTCGTGGAGAGACCAAAAAGCAAACCATGTTATTTTTTGCCTAGAAGGTCGTAGTTGGCGTAAAGACTTTTATGCACCTTATAAAAAGAACAGAGAAGTTGCACGTCAAGCATTAACCGAAAAAGAACAAGAAGAAAACCAATTATTTTGGGAAACTTTCGATAACCTACAGGAGTTCATTAAAACAAAAACCAATTGCACCGTATTACAACATAACGAACTTGAAGCCGATGATTTAATTGCTGGGTGGGTTGAAGCACACCCTAATGATGATCATGTAATTGTAAGCTCGGATTCAGACTTTTATCAGCTTCTTAGACCCAACGTAAGGCAGTATAACGGCATTACAGATGAATTACATACTCTAGAGGGTATATTCGATAAAACAGGTAATATAGTGCTGGACAAACGGACTAAGGAACCAAAACCTGCACCTAATCCATATTGGTTATTGTTCGAAAAATGTATACGCGGTGATAGCAGTGATAATGTATTTTCGGCTTATCCAGGTGTACGTAAAAAAGGAACAAGAAATAAAGTAGGTTTATTAGAAGCGTTTGGTGATAGAAAGAAAAAAGGTTATTCATGGAATAATATGATGTTACAACGGTGGGTTGATCATAATGGTGACGAACATAGAGTGCTAGACGACTATGAACGCAACAAAATCCTTATAGATTTAACAGCACAGCCGCCAGAAATTAAAGAAAAAATAGCAGAAACTATACTAAATTCCAGTAAACCAAAGAAAAATTTACAAGTCGGAGCTCAATTCCTAAAATTCTGTGGTAAATATGAACTGAAACGACTAAGCGATAATGCCAATTCAATTGCAACTTGGTTGTCCGCAAGCTACCCAGATCAGGAGATATTATGAGTAAAATTAAAAACAAAGAACAGGTTTATTTAACCGGGATATGTGCCAAAACTATTATTGATGGAAAATATTGGATATTAACAGATGGTAGAGATAGAATAGGAGAAATAAGTCTAAATGATAAAGAATACAGAATGAACCTCGGCAATGAAATACTTAAATTTAAAACTCTCGAAACAATTAAAGAACGCACCAATATTCAATTCCAAGAACTACCCGATGGATATGATCCAGATAAAATAAATGATGGATATAATGATAATGTACACGGCTATGGAACTGATGCTAAACCATTCAACGGTGTATGGTCCCTAACACAACAAGCACCTATCTTCACTAAAGAAAATAATTCAAAATCCTGGTTTGCCGCTGGGTGGTATGTTATTAATCAGAACAATATTTGGCGACAAGAATTTTGTCCAAAACTTATAGCAATACAAAGATATGATTATCGCGGACCATTTAAAGAAAAAGAAAAAGCTAGAGAAGTTTTAGATATCATTAAGGGCGAGAGGTTATTTAGAAAATGAAGCATAAAGATTTTCCTAGTAACTTAATAAAGGTAAAGTATCGTTATTTAGAAGAAGAAATAGAATACGCAAAAAGTCAAATACAAGAACATGACACCGGACACATATATACTGCAATCAGTTGGATGGAATCAAGACTAAATCAACTTAAAGGTATAGAAGAAGATGAGTAGCGGACTATACATAAAAAGATTTATAGATAAATTACAAACTTTACAAGCTCAAAATGCAAAAGAATTTACTATGTCTATACACGAAGCCAGACAATTACACGGCGATATCACAAAAACATTATTAGATAATAATAACACATTCCCTCATAATGAAATAACAACGACTCCAGAAGTTAATAAAGTACTTGAAGTAGAAATTAAAGCCCCTCGTTTCTAAAATAAGACCACTTCGATAACCATATAGGACCTAGGTTTTCAACTTAGCTATGTATGCACACATCTACCGAAAATGTCATAAATACAGCATAACAAAAAGGAACAACAATGAGTAGGCCGAAGCCATTAGTATTAATTGAAAATACCAATAAGGAAACTTTTAAAACAGAACAGATTTTAGCCAGTGATGGTATCTGGGCAGTTTTTTATAAGAAGAAACCCATCAACCTTAAAACTTCCAATTATCTGGTTGAGTACCCTGGTCCTAAATATAAGAAAGTTAGTTTTAGTAACCCTGGGCATGCAATCAATCTCGCGAAAAAATTAAATACGCAATTTCAAACAGATCAGTTTACAGTAGTATTATTAAACAAAGGCACTACTGTATATCCTGATGCCAAATAAAAGAGAATTTACTAAAAAGTTACTGGCAGAAAACCCAGATGCTGTTGTTAATGACGCACTTAAAATCTGGTGGTATAATATTAGAAACGATGGTGGTCTAAGACTTACCGAAAGAGGCTTTAAAACTTTCGTCGACTCTTTTGAGCTTGAATATTATGAATGGGATTTACCTACTACACACTATTTGAATCCTAAATTATTGCTAGAATTGGATAAACATATGACATATCCATACTTTATAGAACATTTAGTTAAGAAATTTCCAGCAAAAATCTACATTTTTGGTGCAAAAGAAGCCACAGCAATCACTTTATATGGTGATATAAAGAATTATTTAGAAACCATATAATCCCTCAGCTATATAATTAGTCGCCCGGATAATTAAACGGTATAATGTATCATTTGTAATGATAACTTGGAGGTTCGATTCCTTCTCTGGGCACCATTTTAAGGTTAGAAAATACTTGACTTATAATAAAACATTTGCTATACTAGCAGTTCAATTAATTAATAAACCTAGGAGAAACCGAATTGGTATATGACCCAGGACAAACAGTTCACGTAAGCGATTTTGAGTTTACTAAAAAATATGGCAGATATAACTTACTTCTT